ATGAGTATGTAGTTCCAGTTTCCATAGAAGGAGCACACCCCGATTATTTAATAGGGAAACAAATGGCTTTTGAACAAGCCGCACGAGCCATCCGAGCACGAGGTGAGAAATGACCGAAGCCTTCTTCATCGGCTGGGCCGTGGGCATCTTGCTTGGCTATGTAATCTGGGCACCTGAAACACGGTTTAAGAAGCACTTCGTTGATGGGTTGACGTTGCGGTTTTTGTGGAGGAAAAAATGAGCATAGAAGCAATGAAAGAGGGCTACTACTGCGTGATATGCGGCAGGTTTCTGCCGGCAGATGAACATGGTGTCATCGTGCATGATGACATTGAGCACCCACAAGAGATGGATTTTGGAGATGAGGAGAACCAGCAATGATTTTTAAGTCTCAAACCATGCGTCAAATCATGGCAACCATGATGGAGGTAGAAGATAAGTGGCAACACAGCAAATGGATAGACAAAAGTGAACTGATAAACCCGGATGCACCTGTTGTCATTCAAGTTGGTGATTATGGATATGAGGTTCAAAGCATCGGAGGTGACGGAGATATTGATGGATTTGTCATCATGTGCAAAGAAGAACCTGTGTGCAAGTGGGAAGATATGGAGTTCATCAAGCTATGAGCATAGAAGCAATGCGACAGGCGCTGGAAGTGCTGGAGATGTTGGCGCGGTATGAGAATCCTGAAACCAAGATTCAAGTCAGGAAGCCTAAAGACGGCGGGCCAATAGTGACCATGTATCCGCACAAGGTCGCATCTGATGCTGCCACCGTCCTCCGCGCTGCCATCGAGCAACCGCGCCAATGGGTCGAACTGACGGACGACGAAGCACGTGCTCTAGTTAATCGAGTGACGTTCGGCGACAAAACAAACTGGCAAGCGTTGGTTTATATGATCGATGCAAAACTGAAGGAGAAAAATCATGGCTAAGCCTATGACCCGTGCCGAGTGGCAAGTATGGATTGCGAATGAATGGGGCAAAGCCGTAGAAGCGGCACGGGCGCAAAAACAATGGGTCGGGCTGACGGATGAGGAGATCGTCGGTATGACTTGTGAATGCGTAGACGACGGGACATTCGATATGAATTGCGCCCGTGACTTTGCTCGCGCCATCGAAGAAAAGTCAAAGGAAAAAAACAGTTAAGTACGGGGCGATTATGTACATGACGGAATTGGATTATCAGGTACCAAAGAAAGAGATCGTACTTAGAGACTATCAATCAGCATCAATTGATGGTCTTCGGGATGGTTTTAAGAGCGGACACTCGAGACAAGTATTAGCTGCAGCGACCGGCGCTGGTAAGTCAATCATCGCCATGAGTATGCTCGACGCCGCTCAGGCAAAAGGTTCAAAGGTCATGTTCATATGTGACCGACGCGTACTGGTTGATCAGTTCTCCAAACATCTCGACCGTCACGGTATAGACCACGGGGTGTTTATGTCTGGTCATTGGAGATACCGGCCGGATGCTCGAGTTCAGATAGCCAGTATTCAGACTCTTGAGAAGATGGATTCATGGCCAAGTGTCAACCTTGTAATCGTTGACGAGATACACGCGGTCATGCGGAAGTCTCTCAAGAGATACCTATCTAACCATCCGTACGTTCGAGTAATTGGGCTCACTGCTACGCCGTTTCACGCAGACCTTTCAAAGTATTTCACTGCGGTAACCAACGTCATAACCATGCAGAACTTGGTTAAGGACAAGTATTTAGTACCTTTTCGCGTATTCGTAGCCAAGGAGATAGACGTTTCTGGTGTTCCAGTTACTGCCAGTGAATGGAAAAAGGATGAACTTGAGAAACGTGGATTACAGATAGTTGGGGACATTGTTTCGGATTACGTAAGAATCAGCGAGCAAGTTTTCAAAGGGTTTAAGAAAACAATCTGCTTCAGTTCTGGTGTAAACCATAGTGCGGAGTTAGTAAGAAAGTTTGCAGATGTTGGTTTGAACTTTGTATCGATTAGTTATCTGGATACTGACGAATTTAAACAACAGGTATTAGAAGATTTCTCACGACCTGATACACAGATTAACGGTGTGATTAGTTCTGACATTCTCACCCGCGGGTTTGATCAGACTGATGTTGAATACATCATCATTGCAAAACCGTTGCGCAAATCGTTTTCGATGCACGTTCAGATGGTCGGGCGGGGTGCCAGATCGCATCCGAATAAAGAGTTCTGTGTGATTCAGGACAACGCAGGCAACTGGCTGCGGTTTCAGCAGGACTGGGAGGTGTTATTCGAGAACGGTGTTCAGACTTTGGGATCTGACGTAGACAGTAAACCAAGGAAAGAGCCGACCAAGAAGCAGAAAGAAGCCGCCAAGTGTCCCAAATGCAGCGCGTTCTGGACGGGCGGGGACATGTGTTTACAGTGCGGTCATGTTCGCGAGCGCAAGAGCAACGTCATCGAAGTACCGGGGGAGATGACAGAACTGAAGTCGGCTGACAAATCGGTTGATCGGCAGGCTTGGTGGTCCATGCTGATGTACAAGGTCAAGTACGCCGGATGGTCACGGTCTCGAGCGTTGGCGCAGTACAAGGAGAAGTTTGGGGTCTGGCCGCGGGGATTGAATGACTACCCAATCACGCCGGACATGACCTTTGAGAAGTGGAGTAAGGCGAGTCTTATCCGTTATCTACACAGGAAGAGGGCGTGATGGATCTGATTCAGTTCTGCAGGCTCAGGGGGATACAGATCACGTCACTCCCTCCCATAGGGGTATGGCGGCGATACAAGACGGATGATCACCCGCACAAGAGGAACGGAGCGGTCAAGTACATGGGTGACCACGCTTTCGTTCAGAACCATGCCATCGAGACGAGCGTGAGTGTCTGGCGGGGTGTAAACGTTTACGCTGATCGCCGGATGATTGATGCTGCGGTGAGGCGGGCGGAGGAAAAGACCGTCAGGGATCAGGCTCGAGCAGCTGATCGTGCGAAGTGGATCTTCAGTCAGGCTCAGGTGATGGAGCATCCGTATCTCGAGGCGAAGGGATTCAAGACGAAGGGGTTTGTGTGGAAGGATCTTTTGGTCATCCCGATGTACGTTCGGAGCCGGATGGTCGGTGCGCAGATGATCCAGCCTGATGGCCAGAAGCGATTTCTTGCTGGCCAACAGACGAGCGAGGCGGAATTCAGGATGGAAAAGGGTGGGATTCACATCCTGTGTGAGGGCTATGCCACGGGGTTAGCGATACGCGAGGCGGTGCAGGCGTTGAGAATGCCGTATGTCATCCATGTGACCTTCAGTGCGCAGAATATGCTGAAGGTAAGCCGGATGGTCCCCGCGGGGGTGGTGGTGGCGGACAACGACGTATCGAAGACGGGCGAGCGTGTAGCGCAGCAAATCGGCTGGCCGTACTGGATGAGCGAGGTGGAGGGGGAGGACGCGCACGATGCGTGGCGCAGGGTAGGCACCTTCCGGCTGAGTCAGGCGCTGCGGTCAGTGCTGATGGGCGGAGCGAAAAAGAGGGCCGATCTCAACGTTGTCGGCGGATAGAGCGTTCAATTCGACTAAGACATCGCGGCCGACTGCGTAAGCGAGGGAGTCTTCCTCGCCTACGAAGTGGCCAACGATGGTCAGTTGTCCATCAGTCTCTGTCAGGGTGATCAGGAACCGGCTGGACGGAGAGAATTTCGGTTTGGATAACATCACGATGGTCGAACGGTGCTACGGAAGCCTTACGGTACACCGATTCCATGTTGTCCGCATCGATGATGGTTTCAAACTGGGCGATTTGCCGAACGGTCACTTTGTACATTTTGAACTCCAAGGGTTTGGTAGAACTGCCATTTCGCAACGATGAGCGGATTCTCCGAAGGGGATTTCCACCCATGTTCGCGCCATGTTTGTTGAACGTCGGTGTGTTTCTTGTAGGGGGTCAGTGGGTCCATGATTGTCCTTTAGCAGTTGCAGCAGCCGCAGCAGGGTGCGTCTTCGCACCGGCCTTGTTTGTTTTGGTAAAACTCTTGGCCTCCGATGTTGAAGTGGTTACTGACTGATCGTTCGTAGAACCGGCGCATATGCTCTGCCAGATATTCCGAGTCTTCGCGTTGATCGTCTTCGAGGTTGGTAAACACGGGTTTTTTGCGGTTCATGGTGGCCTCAGTAGTTGTAGTGAACGGATGTGTGAATGATTGCGTTGCGGCGATTTAACCGGACGCTCGCGTAACGATAGGCGCAGCCACAGCAGTCATGGCTATGCTTACAGCTACTGCCGGAGATCGTATCGATCAGGGACCGAACGAACAGCTTGCGGTTGATCCCTTTCGGGATCTTGCAATGTTGAACGTAGGTCGGACCCTCCTCCAAGTCTTCAGGCATGGCGGTAATCCGCGGGGGGGTTAGCTTGACGGTGGTTAGGTAACTCCAGTCATCCTCCCCTGCCCAGCCGGCTCGATACCGGCGGGTGTTCCGGGTGTAAACGTTTACGGTGATCATTTTGCTTTCCTTATGCCATGCAGGATGATCGTTGCGCTGGCCTGATTGGGGCGGTCGGCCCCGTGGCAGGCGAGACAGGTTGAACAGGTGCGGAGGTTGCCGGCTTCATCGGATGCGGGGCATATGAACTCTCGTGGTTGAAGGGGTTGATCGGATGTACGGGTTCTGAAGGTTCTCCATCCATCGGCCTGTGCGTCCAGCAGTTCGCCGAGGGTGTCCACGCTGGCCATAGCGTAGGGGCGCAGCCATTGGAACCGTTTCCATTGGTGGGTGTAGGCGGTCCATCCAGCGGCTGATTGAATGATCGGTTCCACGGCTCGCTGGGGGAGGGCGGCGGGGTCACCGTAGGAACCACCGCGCACCAGCTGGCCAGCCATGCGACGCGCGGCCTCGCGAGGGGTGACGATGGGGTAGGCGCCACGCAGCCACGCCGACCAAATCTGGAGGGGTGCTTGCCAGATGGTGACGTAGCAGGATGTGCCACGGTGTTTGCAGTCTCCGCATACGCCACGGTCAGCCCCGGTGCGCACGGCCTCGGTAGGCGGCATATCGGATCGCATGATCCATGTCTGCCACATATCCCCAGTCTTGCGGTTGCGGGTCCTGTTCGTGGCGATGGCAATGATGGGATCGCCGGTCAGTTCTGAGGGTCCGTCGTACCAGACAAACATTCGAGTCTCCTAAGCGTTGATTGGATGGTGTGGGAGGGCACCCGGATGCGTGACCACCCGAGGCGGGTTCGGCGTTCGATCCAAGGGGCGCCGGAGCCCACCCGTTTGATGCGATGGGTGCCGGCGCGGATCGCGTCTGTCAGTTCGGCTGCGGTCATTCAAAATCAGGCCCGACGGTGAACCCGTAGGACCGGAGCATGGCCACAGCCTGCGGGGGCAGTGCCATCGTTCCGTCGTAGTCGGTCAGGTCTCCGTCTTGGAACCACAGGCCGATGTGTTCGACCTCATCGATTGCGGGGATGTCCCATTCGATCATTCCCGTGGAGCGATCCTCGGACAGGTAGAGGGTCATCGTTGAGGGGTGCTGGCCAAGGTCATGGTGACCCCATGAACCGTGTTTCAGCAGTGCGGCGGTGAAGGTGGTGGTGCCGACTTCGTAGAGGCGTGGGTGTTGCATGGTGGGCTCCTTACAGGAAATCTTTAGGTAGTTCGATTTCGTCGCCAAGTTTGCTGGCGACAAAGCAGCGCATGGCAGCGATTAGGGGGGTGGGGCCACGCATTTCCCACGGTTCTTCGTCGGGCACATAGAAGACAGCCATCCACTGATTGAGTATGGCGGTGCCGTCCAACGTGATTCTCTCCCGCTCAATGATCGGCCCACCTTGGGACCAGTCGGTTGAGTAGGCAATGCACCATCCATCTTCGTCGGGTTCTAATCGACGAATGATCGTCTCGTCATCGATATGCCCGTTTGCTCTCGCTACCGCCCAGTCAAGGGCGGGGCCGGTCAATTCTGATGTTTTCATGGTGGGCTCCTATGCCCCCCGGAGGGGGCGGTGTGGTTAGGCGTCGCGACGGGCGAGGAATCGGCCGAGGCGGGTTCTGATGACAGCGGACGTGCCGCGCGGGTAACAGGCGATCCACTCGAGGGCGTCGGTCATGTCACGGGCGCGGTGTCGGTAGGTGCGGCGGTCGGTGCCCTTGGTTTCGGTGACGGTGACACGCAGAGGGTGGGTGATCAGTTTCATGGTGGCCTCAATGAATGGTGATGATGAGGGTTTCGTCTTTGATGCGTGTGTCGTACTGACCGGCGAGGATGGGCTCGACGTATTGCTGGGGAATCCCGAGAGCTAGCAGCAGTTCCTGCGCTTTGGGTGTGTCGAAGGGCATGACGGTTTCGACGATCCAAGCGAACACACCGGGGGAGTAGATCAGGCTGGTGCTGTGGACGTTGAGTTGCATGGTGGGCTCCAAGGGGCCCGAGGGCCCCGGTCGGGTTAGCGTTCGATGATGATGCGCAGTTGAGAGAGATCGATCTGTTCTGCCCAGTCGATGTCGTTGATTGCCTCGCGGACGGAGGTGTCGATGTCTGCGTGGTCCGTGAGGTCGATGCTGTTCAGGGCGTCTGCAACTCGGTCGTTCCAGTCAATCTCGTCGATTGCCTCGTCGATCAGGTGCGAGACCTGATCTGCGGTGATGGCGTCAGCGGCGTGTGCTTCGAGGGCGGTCAGGCGCGCCCAGACAGTTGTGTCGTTTGTGTAGCCGGTGCGAACCTCTAGTTCGTTGACACGATCAGTCAGGTTCGGTCCGGTGTGTGCTGCCCATGTCTCAAGGGCGCGGAGGCGCTCCTCAAGGGGTTTGATTGCCTCGGCGACAGCGGTGGTCAGGGCGGCGGTGAGGATTGCGTTCAAATCGATCATGGTGTGCTCCGGTAGGGCCCCGAAGGGCCCGAGGTGGGGTTAGCGGTCACAGGCGTGGATGCGGCGCTCGCGGGTCTGCTCGTTCGCAACGTCGGCGGCGGCGTCCTCATCGGTGTAGTCGGCGAGGCGAGCGAACTGCTCGAACAGTGCGTACCAGTGGGTGACGATCTTGGCGGCGTTGGTGCTGTCGGCCCGGAAGAAAGCTTCTGCGAGGGCAGAGGCGAAGCCGCCACCAGAACGTTGCATCTCGTGTGCTGCGGCGATGAGGGTGTCTCGGTTCATGTCGTGCTCCTAGAAGGGGGCTCGCGCCCCCGGTTGGGTTTAGGCTTCTGCTGCTTCGCGGCGCGCCTTGGCAGCGGTCCGCATATCGTCTGCGGTTAGCTTGTCGTACAGGTTGCGGTCATTGAGACGGATCGAGGCGTACTCGTCTTGGGCGTAGTAGACAGTGGTGGGCTCGCCTTCAGCGCGATGGTCCCCAAGGTGGTGGTAGTCCACACGCTTCATCTGCGTCAGCAGCGCGACGATCTTGGCAACGTCAGCGCGTGTGGTGTCCGCAGGGAGAGCGAACTCGAGGTAGTCAATCGTGATTGTGAGTGTGGGCTTCTTCATGTCGTGCTCCTGTGTGTTGGGTTGTGTTTGCTGCTGGGTACTGCAAGACAGAGTGTCTCTGTAAACGTTTACACCTGTCAAGGGGGTGGAGCGATGATATTTTCCAATCGGGGAGGGAGCGTGATAGGATCGGCCTATGATGTACTCCACCTGAGTTCAGCCCGAAGGGCATCAGACAGACATGAACAGACGACAGATCAAAGAGGCACTAGACACAATCCCAGATCAGGCACTACTAGGTAATGCATCTAGTACGCTCACATCGAAACAAAAGAAGTTCGCACGGGAAGTGGCGAAGGGCGCAACGAAGGCCGAGGCGTACCGACGAAGCTACAAGGCCAAGCCTGCCCCGTCCACTATCCGCACAGAACCGTACAACGTGGCATCCAACCCGAGCGTGGCTCGTGAGATCGAGGCGTACAAGCTAGCAATGGAGGCGGCGGAGTATCGAACCCCTGTTCACCTTCGTGCTCTGATCGTGTCAACGTTGACACAGACCATCCTCGATCCCGAGGTTCCACCGTCTGTGAGAGTTCAGGCGGTGCGGGTGCTGGGCACGATCACAGAGGTGTCAGCGTTCACGCACAGGACCGAGACGACGGTCATCAAGAAGAGTGACGACGCGAAGGCGCAGCTACTCCAGCAGCTGCAGGACATGATGCGCACGGTCGATGAGGGAGGAACCCTAGACGCCGAGGCCCTGCTGACGGAGCTGGCAGGACCCCACCGGGCCGGGGGCACCCCAGACGCGAGCGTGACGCACCGTGGCGCGACACATAGTAATCCCCACATTGAGTCGCCAATTCACGTTGAGTCGCATATAGAAACCCCCCCGGTGTCAAATGGATAGAAAAGGGGGTAGGGGGGGTATAAAAATTAACAAGGGGATGGCGAGGGTATGGGATGAAGAAGAGGTAAGGGGTAGGGAGATGAGTCCGGCGCAGAGGGATGTATTTTTGATAGTGGATGAGTATTGGAAGAGGTATGGGTGTAGTCCGACGTTGAGGGAGATAGCGTATTTGAGGGGGAAGATGGGGATGAGGAATACGCAGAGGTTGGTGGACAGGTTGGTGGAGTTAGGGGTTTTAAAGAAGGTGAGTAGGAGGGGGAGGACGATTAGGCCGGTGTATATCAACTTCAGGAATCTGGAGTGATGCGGTGCAACATTGAAGAAGTATAAACCCCGTATTTTTTGACACCTTTCAGAGTAGGTTGCGGTGCAACAAATTCAGCAATTGATAGAGAAGTTGGATCCTGCGGAGTATGAGAAGTTGTTAGTGCAGGTGGATGAGTATCGTCGTGCGTTGGAGAGGGAGAAGAGTCAGAAGAGTTTTATGGAGTATGTGAAGAGTGTGTGGCCGGGGTTTGTGCATGGTAGGCATCATGTATTGATGGCGAAGAAGTTTGAGGAGATCGCGGCGGGGAAGGTAAAGAGGTTGATCATCAACATGGCGCCTCGGCACACGAAGAGTGAGTTTGCGAGTTATTTGTTGCCGAGTTGGTTTTTAGGGAAGTACCCGGAGAAGAAGGTAATTCAGACTTCTAACACGGCGGATTTGGCTGTGGGGTTTGGACGGAAGGTAAGGAACTTAGTGGGGAGTGAGCAGTACGCGAAGATCTTTCCGGGGGTAGCGTTAAGACAGGACAGTAAAGCTGCGGGTAGGTGGGCGACGAATAGGGGTGGGGAGTACTTTGCTATAGGGGTAGGGGGTACGGTGACGGGGAAGGGTGCGGATTTGTTGATTATTGATGATCCGCATTCAGAGCAGGAGGCTAGGTTAGCGGCGCACAATCCGGACATTTTTGATTCTGTATATGAGTGGTACACGTCGGGTCCCCGTCAACGTTTACAGCCGGGTGCTGCGATTGTAGTGGTGATGACGAGGTGGGCGGAGAGGGATTTAACGGGCCGGATCATTAAGGATGCGCAGGCTCGGGACAAGTCAGACGAGTGGGAAGTGATTGAGTTACCGGCGATCATGCCGAGTGGAAATCCGTTGTGGCCTGAGTTTTGGAGTATTGAGGAGTTAGAGGCTTTACGGGAGGAGGTAGGGCCGGCGAAGTGGAATGCGCAGTATCAGCAGACGCCGACGGGTGAGGAGGGGGCGTTAGTAAAGAGGGAGTGGTGGAAGAGGTGGGAGAAAGAGAGACCTCCTCCTTGTGAGTTCATTATTCAGAGTTGGGATACGGCGTTCACGAAGAGTGAGAGGAGTGACTATTCGGCGTGTACGACGTGGGGGGTATTTTATAAAGACGAGGTAGATCCGCACATTATTCTTTTGGATGCGATAGAGGAGAGGTTGGAGTTTCCGGAGTTAAAGAAGCGGGCGCAGGAGAAGTACAAGGAGTGGGAGCCTGATGCTTGTATTGTGGAGGCGAAAGCGGCGGGGAGTCCGTTGATTTTTGAATTGAGACGGATGGGGATTCCGGTGAGTGAGTACACGCCGGTGAGGGGGAACGACAAGTTTGTAAGGATCAATTCGGTGACGGATTTATTCCGGTCGGGTAAAGTGTGGGCGCCCGAGGGTAGGTGGGCGGACGAGGTAATTGAGCAGATGGCTGCTTTTCCTAATGCCCCGCATGATGATTTGGTGGACTCCACGACGCAGGCTTTGATTCGATTTCGATCTGGGGGGTTTGTGAGATTGGACTCAGACGAGCCTGATGAACAACTCTACTTCCGTAGGCGGAAGGCGTATTACTAGAGGTCAATATGGCAACGAACGTAGACAAAGCGATGGTTCCGTTGGATATGGAAGTGATGGAGCCGGAGTTGGAGATTGAGATTGAGAATCCTGATTCAGTGACGTTAGCTGACGGGAGTATGGAGATTACGATCATTCCAGACGGGCCAAACATTGATGACTTTGATGCGAATGTGGCTGAGTTCTTGGATGAGGGGGAGCTGCAAACGATTGCAAGTGAGCTGGTTGAGTTGGTGGAATCGGATTTAAACGCTCGGAAAGAGTGGGCGGATACGTATGTAAAGGGTTTAGATGTTTTAGGTTTCAAGTATGAAGACAGAACGGAACCTTGGGATGACGCGTGTGGGGTGTATTCGACGGTTTTGGCGGAAGCGGTGATTCGTTTCCAAGCGGAGACGATGAGCGAGACGTTCCCGGCTCAGGGTCCGGTGAAGACCAAGATCATTGGAGAGGTAAGTAAGGAAAAGGAAGAGTCCGCAAATAGAGTAAAAGCGGACATGAACTACCAGCTGACTGAACGGATGGTGGAGTATCGGTCAGAACATGAACGGATGTTGTACAGCCTTGGTTTGGCTGGGTCATCTTTTAAAAAGGTCTACTACGATCCTATTCTAAGACGGCAGGTGTCGATCTATATATCAGCCGAAGACGTGATTGTTCCTTACGGGGCGTCCCATATAGATACGGCAGAGCGCATTACACACATGATGCGCAAGACCAAGACGGAATTGAAGAAACTCCAAGCCGATGGGTTCTATCGCGACTTGGAACTTGGCGAACCGATTGAATACTTTTCTGACATTGAGAAGAAGAAAGCCGAAGAAGGTGGGTACACACTAACTTCCGATGATCGATTTGCGTTGTATGAGGTGCATACCTATACAAACATACGGGGGGTAGATGACGAAGATGATTTACCTAAGCCTTATGTAATTACGATTGTCAAAGGAACCAATGAAGTTTTGTCTATTCGGAGGAACTGGGATCCTGATGATGATCGTCAGTTGAAGAGACAGCACTTTGTTCATTACATCTACGTGCCCGGGTTTGGGTTTTACGGTCTGGGGTTGATTCACATTATTGGTGGGTATGCACGTGCAGGCACTTCTATCATTCGCCAACTCGTTGACGCTGGCACTCTTTCAAATCTTCCGGGAGGTCTTAAGTCTCGTGGATTGAGGATTAAGGGAGATGACACTCCGATTGCCCCGGGAGAGTTTAGAGACGTAGACGTACCAAGTGGGACTGTACGAGACAACATCATGACGCTGCCCTATAAGGAGCCAAGTCAGGTGTTGGCAGGGCTGTTGGAGAAGATTACTCAAGAAGGCCGGCGACTTGGGGCGATCAGCGACATGAATATCAGTGACATGTCGTCGCAAGCTCCTGTAGGAACCACGTTAGCGTTGCTAGAAAGAACGCTCAAACCGATGGCCGCGGTGCAGGCCCGGGTGCATTTTGCGATGAAACAGGAGTTCAAGCTCCTGAAAGAGATCATCAAAGACTACGCAAATGAGCCTTATGACTACATCCCCGAGGGAGTAGATAGACGCGCTCGAGCTGAGGACTATGCCGTTGTAGAAGTGATTCCTGTTAGCGATCCCAACGCTACGACAATGGCACAAAGGGTAGTGCAGTACCAAGCTGCCTTTCAGATGGCGCAACAAAGTCCGCAAATCTATGACCTTCCGTATTTGCATAAACAGATGCTGGAAGTTTTAGGTATCCGGAACGTAGACAAGATCATCCCGTTGGGTGAAGAACAGAAGCCGCGAGATCCAATGTCGGAAAACATGGGTGCATTGATTGGCAAACCCATGAAAGCGTTTATGTATCAGGACCATGACGCTCATATCGCGACCCATCAGTCGTTCATGCAAGACCCAATGATCATGCAGTCTATTGGTCAGAACCCGATGGCTCAGCAAATCATGGCGTCTCTACAAGCGCACATAGCAGAACACCTTGGATTTGTGTACAGAAAGCAATTGGAAGAGCGTCTTGGCGTTCAGTTGCCAGCTCCTAATGAAAACATCCCAGAAGAATTAGAAGTGGAAATCTCAAGATTGGTGGCGCAAGCAGGCGTTCAGCTTCAACAGATGCACCAGCAGCAGGCCGCTCAGAAACAAGCGCAACAAATGGCACAAGACCCTGTGGTTCAAATGCAGCAAGCTGAATTGCAAATTAAACAAGCAGAAATCCAAAGGAAAGCACAGAAAGATCAGGCCGACATTGAGTTGGGCAAGAAGAAACTAAGCATTGAAGAGCAGAAAGTAATAGTTGAAGCTCAGAAAGAAGGGTCTTCTATGCAAAGTAAAGCTCAAGCTCAAGAGCAAAAGACACAGTTAGAGATGTTGAAACTTCTATCATCTTTGAATAAGAAGGTGTAAACGTGGCAAAAACCGTCTTTGACGTGCTGATTGACAAGTTTGAAGAACACATAAAGTCGCATACAGACTTTATTGCCAGTGGTAGGGCGGAAGATTATTCCGTCTACAAAGAACAATGCGGGTTGATCCGGGGTCTAAACCTTGCATTGCGTGATGTACAAGACCTTGCGCAAAACTTCATGGATGAACGCGATGACTGATCTAACTGATGCGGAAATTGACGCACAACTTCCAAAACCGGTGGGATACCGGATCTTGATTGTGCTGCCACAGGTGGATGAAACGTACGACTCTGGGCTTGTTAAAGCAGACCAGACGAAACACGCTGAACAAATTCTCTCAATGATGGGCGCTGTCATAGACATGGGCGAACAAGCCTATGCCGACAAAGAGAGATTTCCTAATGGCCCGTGGTGCAAGGTGGG